AAGCGTTTCGTTGTCAATCCGCCCCCCGGAACGTTAGTCCGGCTCATCAACTACGACGAGAATCCGTTCCTGTCGCAGACGATGCTGGATGTCATCGCGGCTGCCAAGGCGGAAGACGAAGACGAGTTTGCGCACATCTATCTCGGCGTCCCGAAGGACAACGATGACGATGCGATCATCAAACGGTCTTGGATCATGGCCGCGATCGACGCACACAAGACGCTAGGTCTTGATCCGTCCGGGCGTAAGCGCATTGGTTACGACATCGCCGATTCTGGCTCGGACAAGTGCGCGACGATCTATGCGCATGGGTCAGTCGTCCAATGGGCAGACCTTTGGAAGGCCGGCGAAGACGAACTGCTGAAGTCCTGCACGCGGGTCTGGAATGCTGCCCGCGAACGTTCCGCCGCGGTCACATACGACTCAATCGGCGTGGGCGCCAGTGCCGGGGCCAAGTTCGGCGAACTGAACGACACAATCATCGACGGCAAGATTCAGTACCAGAAATTCAATGCAGGTGCTGGCGTGTTCCAGCCGGAGTCTGAGTACCAGCCCAAGACCAAAAACAAGGACATGTTCCTGAACCTGAAGGCGCAGGCCTGGTGGCTGGTGGCTGACAGGTTCCGCAACACCTTCAACGCAGTCCGCAAGGGCGAAAAATTCGCCGAAGATGATCTGATCAGCATTGCCAGCGATACGCCGCACCTGAATCTGCTGATAGATGAGCTGGCCACGCCAAAGCGTGACTATGACAATAACGGCAAGGTCAAGGTCGAAAGTAAGAAGGACCTCGCCAAGTCGACTCGTGAGGGCGGCCCAGTGCCCTCGCCTAACCTTGCCGATGCTTTCGTGATGGCGTTCGCACCCGGCCTCGAGCCAATGGTAATCAGTCAAGACGCTCTCCAACAGTTCGCTCGAATGCGATCCACCCGATGACACGCAAACAACGCCATAGCCTGCCGATGCCGCCGAGGAGCGCAACGCCCCCGGTCTCGCATCTGCCCAGGGCTACGTTTCGTGTGACCGATGAAGGTCTTTCGGTGATGCGCGCCAAGCCTGCGACCAGGATGGTTAAGCAGGACATCTTCAAGCCATATGAGCCGATCAAGGGCGTTTTGCCCGAAGGCATCAAGGGCGCGAAGATCGCGATGGACGCGGGCTTTGACGCCGGCGCTGCAGCTAGCTTCGGGGCGCTTGAGAACATCAGCGCGGCCTATGCCGATGGCTATGTGTTTCCTGGCTTCGCGGTGCTGTCGAACTGGGCACAGGTTCCTGAGTTCCGTCGCCCCGCCGAGGTCTACGCGCGGGAGATGACGCGTAAGTGGATCAAGATCCAGGCGTCCGGGGAAGTCGACAAGTCCGATAAGATCAAGAAGATCGAAGCCGAGTTCAAGCGGCTGAACGTGCAGGCCGTGTTCCGCGAAGCGATCGAACAGGACGGGAAATTCGGCCGCTCGCAGATCTTCATTGATACCGGCATTGAGTCAGACCAGCTTGATGTCGAAGAGCTAAAGACGGAACTGGCCGAGTCGCCCGCCAAGGTAGGTATCGGCGCAGTCAAGCGCCTGACGGTCATCGAGCCGATCTGGAGTTATCCGAACCGCTACAACGCGAACGACCCGCTCGACCCGACGTTCTACAAGCCGACGAGCTGGTTCGTCATGGGTAAGGAGGTCCACTCCTCGCGCCTGCTGACGATCATCACGCGTGACGTGCCCGACATTCTAAAGCCAGCGTACGCATTCGCGGGCCTGTCGCTGTCGCAGATGATCAAGCCGTATGTCGACAACTGGTTGCGCACCCGCCAGTCCGTATCGGATTTGATACACGCCTTCACCGTCTGGACGCTCAAGACGGATATGAGCACGATCACGACGAATCAAGGCCTGATCGACTTCTATAACCGCCTGCAGATGTTCAATCTGGGTCGGGACAACCACGGCGTCAATGCGATCAATAAGGATACGGAGGAATTCGACAATATCTCCGCGCCATTGGCAAGCCTCGACAAGCTCCAGGCGCAAAGCCAGGAGCAGATGTGCGCGCCGACAGGCTTGCCGCTGGTCTACCTGACGGGCATCACACCCGCCGGCTTGAATGCTTCATCGCAAGATGAGATTGAGATATTTCAGGATACGGCTGCTGCGAATCAGGAAATCTATACGCCCGCTCTGTCGAAGATCCTGAACCTGGTGCAGTTGTCGCTGTTCGGTGAGATCGATCCTGAAATCGGCTTCGAGTGGCAACAACTCAAGGTTATGACCGCAGAGCAGAAGGCAACCATCCGGAAACTCGAGGCTGAAACCGACGTAGCGCTAATCGGTGCTACGGTTCTGGCGCCGGATGAATCGCGCACGCGCATCGCGAACGAAGAGGATTCACCCTATCACGGGCTGGAGTTAAATGTTGATCTGCCTGACCCGCCTGAGGTTGCCGGTGGGCCGCTAGAGCGCGCAGAGAAAGAGAGTGGAGTGATTCAGCCCGAAGAGGCCGAAGAAACAGGCTAACCGTACCTGATGGCCCGGATACGGCGAACCATCTCGGTCAGCTCCAGTTCCATCGCATCGAACCGCGGCTTGCCAGCGCTGTCGGTAAGCCCGGTTTTCAGCTTGAACATGTCCAGTTCCGTATCGAGCAGGTCGGACAGATTGAAGCGCGCCGAAAACTCATCGTTCTCGCCCACGTAGACGACCACCCGTTGCGATTCTTCGTGGTCGTAGCCGACGTAATCCACCTCGATATCCTGCTTCATGGCCAAACTCGTCTCTCCGACCGGGAAGGATATTCTACTCCGCTCAGTCAGGGCGAACGCCGGAATCGAGGCCGCGTACCGGAAGCAACTGGATCGCTGGGTCGATGCGATGCACAAATCGCTCGATTACTGGATTACGGCGCAGTACCGGGCCAATCCGCCGATACCGCTCGCCCAGGATGCTGGTCTCGAGTCGTTCCGCGATGGCAGTCCAGCCAACGCAATGCGCCGTGCGATTCACCGGATGTCACGGCGCTGGCTGAAGGCATTCGACAAAGGCGCTACTGACCTGGCGAAGTACTTTGTCGACAAGGCGGCCGGCGCGACGGATGTGCAATTGCAGGACATCCTGAAGAAAGCCGGATTCACGGTCCAGTTCAAGACGACAGCCGGCGCCAACAACGCCATGCAGGCGGCGATTGGCGAGAACGTTGGGCTGATCCGGAGCATTGCCGAGCAGCATCTGACGCAAGTCGAAGGCCTGGTTATGCGACACATGCAGACTGGGCGCGACCTGGGAGCGCTGACCAAAGACCTGACCGAACGTTACGACATCACGAAGAAGCGCGCCGCTTTTATTGCGCGCGACCAAGCCAACAAAATGACCGCGGTCATCAACCGCACCCGTCAGGCCGAACTCGGTATCACCCAGGCCCGCTGGAAGCACTCTGGCGGCGGCCGGCACCCTCGCCTATCCCATCTGGCAGCAGGGCGCGACAACGGCGGCAAAGGCAAGCTGTACGACGTTACGAAGGGCTGTCTGATTGACGGCGAATACATCTGGCCAGGCCAGTTACCAAATTGCCGGTGTACGTCACAGAGTGTGATACCGGGACTCGGAGATTGACATGGCAGTTGCTTCGTTTGCGCCGACCGCATCATTCGATATGGCGGTCACCCAGCAATCACAGAACGTGGCATTGCCGACCACTGGCACACCCACCATCTGCTTTCTCCAGAACCTCGGCGAACAGATTATCTACGCCCAACTGGTGGCATCGGGCACTGCCGAAGTCGCGCCGCGCCAAGGCATGGCAATTTATCCTCGCACTCCTCCGTTCCCGCTCACGATCGGGGCCAACACCAACCTCACCGCTGTCACCCTTGCCGGGTTGTGCGGCCTGAACGTTACCGTAGGGAACTGATATGAAAGCCTGGAAATGGATCATCAAGATGCCTGGTGGCGCGCTCGTTCGCACGTCGTTCTTCCACGTCATGTCGCTGCACGCCCAGGTCGAGGCGAACAACGCCGGCGGCGTGCTAGTCGGCATCGATATGTCTACGGGCGCCACGTTCTGATCACTGGAACGGTTTCGGCTTGCCATGCGGGTATAGGCAAGCCCGATAGATCTGGTTGGCCAGTGCAGGACCGCCGGCATTAACGAAGTCCGGATCGGCATAGACCAGATTCACAATCCTCTTGCCCTCGGCCTCCGAGATGCCTGCGGCTGGCGATGCTGTGATCGTATGCAGCGCAGTTGCTGGTGGCCAGTTGCTATCCCGGCCGGTGGCGACCATCTCGAATGCCTGCGCGACCTTCATGCAGTGATCCTGCTGCTGAGGTGTGTACGGATGCTCTTGCGCGAACGCTGCACACGAAGCCAGAACGGAAATTGAAATAAGTAGCTTTTTCATAGAGTTACGTGGTTTAGAGAACCTCGTCATATTAATCCCATCGGCCCGCACATAGCGGGCTTTTTTATTGCCCAAGCCTATGCCCGCAGTCTCCTCGAAACAGCAGCGCGCGATGTACGCAGCCGCTGAGGGAAAGAGCAATCTTGGCATCCCGAAGAAGGTCGGCAAAGAGTTCACGGCGAACGATGAGAGCATCAAGGGCGCCGGTATAGCGATCGTCACGCCGCAGGACGAGTGCCTGTTTCTGCTGCGCGCACCGGATGCCAATCACCCAAATGAGTGGGATCTCCCCGGCGGCAAAGCTGACGACGACGAAACGCCCGAAGAAACCGCCCGCCGGGAAACCAAAGAAGAAATCTCGGCCCTCCCCTACGGACAACTGAAGCCGATCGCCGACACATCGAGCAAGGATGATAGCGGCAAGGACGTCGATTTCATCACGTTTCGCCTCGACATCCTGCATAAGTTCACGCCGAAGATCGATAAGGCGGAGCACACGAAATTCGTCTGGGCATCGCTCGGCAATCCGCCCGAGCCACTGCACCCAGGCGTGCGTCAGGTTGTCGATGCACTAGCCAGCAAGAAGACCGCCAACGACATGGCGATGGATAAGGCGATGTCATCGGCGCTTGCGTCACGTGACCGGCTCGCCTTTGACCGCGGGAGTGTCCGCTCGTACGACCACGATGGGCGCCTGCATATCTCGCTGACGCACATCAGCAAGGCGAACGTCTGCCCATATCGTGGCGACGAAATTCCGGACTCCGAGGCGCTTGGCCTCGACCCTAAGCGCATCTACATGCTGCTGCGCGATCCGGACGAACTTGCCAAAGGTGTCTCGACCGCCAACCTGATCCCGGTTCTCAATGAACACGTGCCGGTCAGTCCAATCGATCCCAAACAGAAAAACGTGGTCGGCTACACCGGAACGGACGCTGTATTTAATGCGCCGTACGTCGATAACTCGATGGTCATTTCGGTGCAGGACTCGATCAGGAACGTCGAGAACGAGACCCAGCAGGAACTCAGTTCCGCGTATTACTACCGCGCCGACATGACGCCTGGCACCTACGAAGGTGTGCAGTACGACGGCGTTATGCGGGACATCAAATTCAACCACGTCGCACTCGTAGAAAAAGGAAGGGCCGGCCCGGACGTGATGGTCGGCGATATGGCAATCAAACCCACTGGAGCAAAGAGTATGAGCAAGCAGTCCCTTTCGAAGAAGGCCGTTTTAGCCAAAGGGGCCTTGCTGGCTGCCCTGCCGGCCATGATGGCAGCGGACACCGCGATCGATCTGAACCCGATCCTCGCCGGCGTGAAGAAGTCCAACTGGCTGGAAAAGAAGCCTGGCATCGTGGCTGCAATCAAGCCGATGCTGGCGAAAGACACCGACATCGGTGAAATCGTTCAGTTGCTCGACAAACTCGACGGCGAAGCGTCCGACGACGACAACGTCGGAATGGATGAGCCGGATCCTAAGTGCGAAGCCATCCTCTCGATGCTCCGCGGCAAGATCAGCGATGAAGACCTCGCGCAGGTTCAGGCCGCTCTGAGCGCGCCGGCTGCCGCTCCCGCTGCACCGGCTGCTGCCGACGAACCGCCGCAAACCGCCAACGCTGCGAATGCGGATCCGAAGAACGGCGCGAACAAGGAACCGATCCCCGCGGCGAACGACGACAAGGATGAAAAGATGGACAAGGCCGCCATGGACAAGGCGATCAAACTCGCCTGCGACGCAGTAGCGCGCGACACCGAAGCCAAGACGATCGCTCGTCTGCGCGGTATCCAGGAAGCCGAAGAAGTCGTCAAACCTTACGTCGGCAAGCTGACCGCGATGGACAGCGCCGAGTCGGTCTACAAGGCTGCGCTCGAAGTGCTGAAGGTCGACGTCAAGGGCGTGCATCCGAGTGCGTACAAGGCCGTGCTGATGGCCCAGCCGCAACCAGGCGATACCCCGAAACCCCGTGTCGCACAGGACAGCGCATTGCCGACCGACCTCGCGGAAGTCTTCCCGGACTCTCAGCGCCTCGGCCGCTAAGCCACTCATTCAAATTCAGGAGTAAGTCATGGGTTTTCCGCGTCAAGTAAATGTAGTGGGAGCGCCGGCAGTACTGGGCGACTTCTGCGATGCCAACCCCCGCGCGACTGTCGATGCGGGTCCTGGCGGATTCGTTGCCGGTCCGAACGGCCTGGCTGTTGGTCTGTTCGCATGGGCTGATCCGACCAATACCGTCCTCAACAACTTCGGCTCGGGCGCACCGACCGGCTTCATCCATCGCGACCAGCAAGGCCTGATCACGGCTTTCCTGGGCGACGACACGCTGTTGCTGCCCGCCGGCTATCAAGCCACGGCATTCAACGCCGGCGGCTTCTGGGTACTGAACTCGGGCTCGACCACGTCGGCCATCGGCAATTCGGCGTATGCCAACAACGCATCTGGCGCTGTGACGTTCGGCGCAGCAGGTTCGCCGCCGGCCGCAGCCAGCGTGACCGGCTCGATCGCCGTGAACTCGGGCAGCACGTCGACCATTGCGTTGAACTCGGTAACGGGCTCGATCAGCGGCACGACCCTGACGGTTTCCGCCGTCGCGACCGGCGCATTGGCCCCTGGTCAGACGCTGTCGGGCACCGGCGTAGATCCGGCTACCGTCATCGTTTCGCAGCTCACGGGCACGACCGGTGGCACCGGTACGTATCAGGTATCGGTCAGCCAGAACATCGCAAGCGAAACGATCACGTCTTCGGGCGCCACGCTGACGGTTGGCGGAACGGTCACCGGTGTATTCCAGGTCGGCCAGACCCTGAGCGGCACGGGGGTCACCGCAGGCACCACGATCACGAACCTGATCTCCGGTACGGGTGGCGCAGGCACCTACGCGGTGAGCATTGCGCAGACCACGGCCAGCACGGCTATCACCGCATCGGGCGGCACGTTGACCGTGACTGCTGTTGGCTCGGGCGCGCTGAATGTGGGCGACACGATCAGCGGCTCGGGTGTGACCGCCGGCACGTATATCACGGGCTTCATCACGGGCACGGGCGGCACAGGTACGTATGCCGTCAGCGTCAGTCAGACCGCGACGTCCACCACGATCACGGTGGCTGCAGGTACGCAGACGAAGTGGATCGCTTCTTCGATCGGCGCACCGGGCGAACTGGTGAAGATGACCACGTGGCTTAACGGCTAACCCCTAAACACCTCTGCCGGATCAGGCCGCCTTTGGGCGGCTTTTTTTATTGCTCAAAGGATTTTCACCATGCCTAAACTGGCTTATGACATGTCGCCGCAAGACCAACGCGCGGCGATCGATTTTCACCGCACCCGCTGGGGTATCGAATTCCCCGGCGCCGAAGTGTTCGTCCGTCCGGAATGGAAGGAAAACATCAACCTCGCGATGGATGCGCAGCCGCAACTCGTG